TCTGAATTTGAAATAATTGACAATGATTTGGAGTCCAATAGATATGCTGTTGGGACGGATGATGAGATGGACTCGAGTTCTGTATCATATTTGGAAGATATTATTAATGACGAAGGAGTTGGTGCATATAACAGAAATTTTTTGTATGATTTTATTGATGACGAAGCGGTTATAGAGTATGCTCTCGAATTTTATCAAAGGGATATAAGAGATAATGCTGAGGATTATTTTGACGAATCTTTGAGAATGTTGTCCCCAAGACAACAAGAACGAATTGACTTATTTCGGAATAAGATAGAGCAGAATGAAAAACTAATCAATCTGTTCAAGGAGAAGGGTAACACCGAATGGTTTTCTAAGAAAATAACTGAATTAGAAGAGATAAATGAAGAGTATCTCGAAGAAATAGGATACATTGAAAGTGACCCCGATGGTGACTTCCCTGAGGAAATTATAAATCAAAGAATTGAAGATAATGTAAATTGGGTTAGACAAAATATAACAAGATTTTTGGATGATTTTGGATTGAATTATGACGACTTCATCAATGAAAAAGAATTGATCAGAGGAATTATAGATCATGATGGATATGGGCAAATATTAAATCATTATGATGGGGGAGCGTGGGATATATCTGTCAAGGGAAAGTTATTTTATGTTATGAGAATTGATTAAAATATCATAACAGTTATATTTCATTCAACCGTAATATTATATAATGGCAAGGAGAAAAAAAACACCCTTTAAGTTGGATCCAGAATGGATGTTCAAAGAACCAATGGACTTTGAATTTAACAAATATACCTTATTGGATTACCTTCAAAAGTGTGATCAAAGTTTCGACAAGTTCGAGTTATATCCCAATTTTGTTGAACTATCCTTACATTTGGCAAACATACAATCCATTTCCAAAGAAAAAACTTTATTGTTGACAAATAAAAAGTTTCAATCTTGTGACGATGAGATTCTTGTGAAAGAATTAGTAACAAAAAAATATGGACCGTTATCCGATGAGGATGAGACTGAACTTGATAAAACGATTAGATTCTCTGGCCCAAGATTATTTGATGCATTCAATATCGCAAAATCCATTTGGAATATTGCATTCGAATCGATAGAGTTACACGTTAGAAAAAATAAAAGTAATTTATTTTCTCGAACAGGTTATATTTTTTTCTACCAAAAACACAATGAGACATTGTATGTTTGGGAGTATGAGATAAAACAAGATAGAAAAGATAAGTCAACAACAAGGACTACCTTGGATTTGATTTCACAAGGCGGAGTTGATGAAAAAACTATGACTGAAATAATTGATCAAAACTCCAAGTGGAAAGATTCTGAATTTTATAGACAACTCCCAATATTTGAGGTAAAATGTGGACAAAACTTTCCGTTCGATGAAACAATGGTTCCAATCATCAAAAGAAAGTTAATGTCGTATATTTTTCAAGTTATAGATGTAAAGAAATTGGAGGACTTTGACTCCAAGAAATAAGTTTGGTATATTTGATTCAGTTCAAATTCTGTAAATAAAAAAATAATAAAAAATGAAGTGTATCAAGTCTATTAAGTCGGCAACAAATAAGGAAGTTGGTTCCATTATCAGAATCAATGATACCGAAGCTCATCAAAGAGTTAAAAGTGGTTTTTGGGTTTATGTTCCCAAATCGGAATATAAGGCGTTAAGAAAACCTACTAAATCTGAGGTTGAAGTTAAGGAAACCAAAGAAAAAGTTAAAAAGAGTAAAAAATGACAAACGAAAATTTAAGAAAAATGTTGTTATCATCTGCTGAGGCAGACAAAGCTAAAGCAATTTTAACATTAGATTTGTTGGGAAATTTTGGTGTGGGTATTGGAGATCACTCCACTAAAGATTTCTACAATAACGCAGAAGAAGCTCTCAGAATGCTGATCGATGCAGATGAACGAATCGAAACCATTGGAAAATATTTTGGAAACAATAAAACGGTTTTTTAAGAAAATTGATTGGTATATCGACATTTATTTTATTTGGATGTTATACAATCCAAAAAAGTATGATCAATATATTGATTACTTAGAAAGAAAGTGGAGGAAAAATGGATCCGAATAAAAAAGAAATGGTAAATCACCCAAATCACTATGGGGGAGAAGATAACACCTATGAAGTAATCAAAGTCTGTGAGGCTTGGGAACTTGACAAAGATGCATACTTATTCAATGTTGTAAAATATGTTGCAAGGGCAGGAAAAAAAGATCCAGCAAAAGAATTAGAAGATCTAAAGAAAGCACTTTTCTATTTGGATCGTAAAATCAAAAACTTAGAAAAAAATCCGTAATTTTGGAAACAAATAAAATAATAAATGGGGATTGCGTCGAAGAGATGAGTAAGTTCCCTGAGTCTGTCATTGATTTGATTGTAACATCTCCTCCTTACAATGTGGGTATTGATTATGATGTTCATGATGACAATCAATCAATGGAGAACTATTGGCAATTTACTGAAAATTGGTTGTCAGAATCTTTTCGTGTATTGAAAGATGATGGTAGAATCGCTATCAACATTCCTTATGAAATAAATGTTCAAGATCGGGGTGGTAGAGTTTTGTTTATGGCTGAGTTTTGGTCTGTGATGAAAAAAGTTGGGTTCCAATTTTATGGACTTGTTGACCTTGATGAGAATTCACCACATAGGAGTAAAACAACTGCGTGGGGATCTTGGATGTCACCATCATCACCTTACATATATAATCCGAAAGAATGTGTCATCCTTGCCTATAAAAAAGATAGGATTAAGAAAAAGAAAGGTGAGGGTCAATGGAGTTTCGAGGTCATTGATTTAGAACAAGAGGATGGGTCAGTAAAGAAAAAGACTATCTATAAGGACGAAGACAAGAAAGAGTTCATGAGTTTGGTTTATGGTCAATGGGAATATTTTGCGGACACAAAACAACAAACCAAAGCGACATTTTCAATGGATATTCCGAGTAAAGCAATCAAAATCCTAACATATAAAAATGATATAGTCTTAGATCCATTCACAGGATCAGGAACCTCTATAGTTAGTGCTGAAATTTTAAACAGACGTTGGATTGGTATTGAATTGAGCCCCAACTATTGTGAAGTTGCCAAAAAAAGAGTTCAACATTTTGTTGATGTAAAAAAACAAGGTGTTTTAGATTTTTAATATTTCAATCAAAAGGTCCTAATGGACCTTTTTTTTGTTTTTATTGATATTTATTTAAAAAATGTAAAGATGGCTCAATTTATAATAACCGAAAGTCAGTTAGAGGTTCTCAAATCAAACTTAACCTCAGAAGTTGGAAAATCCGAAAAACAATTGGACGAGGCTTGGTATAACACAGTGATGGATATAGTGGGACTTGCGGACCCTACAGGAGTTGTGGATATTGTGAACGGTATATCGTATTTCACTCAAGGAGATACCTTATTTGGTATTTTGAGTATTGTTGCGGCTATCCCATATGCTGGTGATGTAGTTGCAAAACCTGTAATGGGAGCAATGAAACTCGGATCGGCCAGTACTAAAACACTTCAATCAGCTTTAAAAACTGCGACTAAGTTTCCAAGAGGAACAAAGGAATATGATTTAGCAATTCAGTCTTTGGAAAATTTGGCAAAATCACCAGGTGTTGTCGGTAAATTTTTACAATCAGCTGGTGGTCCAAATGGATGGGCGGGTAAAATCAACCGTGCACTTGATGGAATGCCATTAGGACCGTTCAAAGGGATGAAAAACACTATTATGGATTATTTCACTTTGTTGGGAAGAACGGGACAAAAAAGTAAAGTTCTTCAAAGCCAAGTAAAAATGTTATTACAAAACAAAAGTGCTGCGAATCTCCAAAGAAACATTCCAATTATATTAGATACTCTCAAGACAACTAAAATATTCGATACTGCGGCTTTATCCAAACCTGGTTTTATGAGTCAAGTTTTCTTCGGAGGTATACCAAGAATATTTAGATCCCCTGAAGGTAGAAGATTAAGAATTCTTATGCAATCAACTAAGTGGTGGTTAGGATTCTTGGATTACATTGGATTAGGTAATTTTGTTGGGGTCGAAGAAGTCGCAAAAAGACTTGGAGACGAAGAATTCCAAAGAAAGCTAGGAGAATATCAAAACACCTCACAAGCAAGACAATATTATGATGAGGAGTTTTCACAACAAAATATGGGAGGTGAACCAAGTCAACAATCACAACAATCATCATCACAAACATCATCATCACAATCCTCACAAGGATTAGATCCGTTTGCTAAATTGCTTCAGAACTTGTTCTTGGGCCAAATAAACCCAATACCAGGGTTATAATTTATTGAAAATGAAAGAAGAACTTATACAAAAACTTGTTCAAGTGCAATTACAATGGAAATTCCTTCATTGGCAAACATTTGGAGACGCTAAACATAGAACTTATGGATCTATCTATGATGGATTGGGAGATTTGATTGACGAATTCACCGAGGTAATGATGGGAAAATATGGTAGACCTGAGTTTGATCCTGAGTTTGCTTTAATGTTCCAAGATATCAAAGCAATAAGTATTCAAGAATTTATGGATGGAATTACTGAATTTTTAGTTGGATTCTCTGATCAACTTGACTCAAGATACGATACAGATTTACTTAACATCCGAGATGAAATGTTGGCTTTGATTAACAAGTCCAAGTATCTTCTTACATTGAAATATTAAATTGATGAAACTACTTAAGGAAAGTGGACTTAGGGATATCAATGATTTAAAGAAAAGGTATCCAAAAGCTGAAATATATTTTCACCAAGATTTGGATGGTGTAACCACTGCGGTTGCCATGAAGAAATATCTCGAGGATAATGGAATTGATGTAGTTGACGCTCACGTCATTCAATACGGTGATAAGGAATTCGCCGTTAAGAAAAATGACGCAACAGGAGACACAATGCCAGTCCTTGTTGATTTTGCTCACGGAAAACCAATGTTTGTGATCCATACTGATCATCACGATAGACAGGCTGGTGCTGAGGATACAAAATCCAAGTCATTTAGACAATCAAGATCGAATGTTGAAACTATTTCTCAGATTGTCTCGCCAAAAGAATTATTTCCATCCTCTGACATACTATTGATTAGCACAGTTGACTCAGCGGATTTTGCCAGACAAAACATTTCACCTGATGAAGTTGTAAACTATCTATTTAGATTTGACAAAGAAAAAAGTTTACAAAAGAATAAAATGTTGCTCGGCTTGGTCATCAACAAACTTTTATTGGCATTTAAGAACAAGCCAGGATTTTTAGAAGGTTTAGTGATGGATTCACAGCCATCGTTGTTGTCAATTCTTAACAATATAAAGGCTTGGATGACAAAAACAACGTCAGCAACACCAGAACAACTACAGAAGAACGCTGAAGAATATGTTCAGCAAATGAAAGGATTTCCAACTGTATCTGATAATATCATTTTCCAATATGGGGGAGGAAGTATGTTTAAGCCAGGATCTTATGACAGATACACTCCATACAGAAATAATCCTGAGGCTGATTTTATGATTATGGCTTGGCCTTTAGGATTGGTTCAAGCCTCTTGTAATCCATTCAAAAAAGAAAGAGAATTGAAAGGAGTAAATTTGGGAGAAATTGCCCAAGAAGTATTAGCCAAATGGGAACCTCAATTGAAAGAAAGGTCAATCCCCTTGTCAACAATCAAGTGGGTAAGTGAAACGAGTGTGGGACCAATGAGTGTCGGATTTACCTTCAAAGATTTTGATGCGTTATATGGCGGGAAATTTATGTTTATGGATGGAGGGGAAGAGATTTTAGGAAAAATCAAATCTATGATGGACAAGCCTTTCAAGGAGCTTTCAGAAGAAGAAATGAAACTCTTAGACAAAATTGGGGTGAACGCTTGGGATCTTATTCAATCAAATTCGGGTGGACACAAATGTATTACCAATATATCGGGATTAAATTATTTAGGAAAGAGCACAAGACCTCCTAAGGGTGGTCAACGATTCGGGGAGTCTGAGGATTCTCCAACTGTGAAATTCACCAAAATGATTGCAAATCAATTCCAAAAAGTATTGAAAGAAAAAATATCACAGTCTAAAGGAGATACTTGATAGTGTCACCAGATTGAATTCCGAGTTTTTCACAAGTTCCACCATCCAATTCTAACACGACATTTCCATTACCACAATAACTCGGGCAATCTTCATCCTGACAAGGAGGACAATTGTGGTGGATATTGATTATCACATTATTTTTTATTATAATAATGTCTAAAGGTATGATACAATTTTTCATCCAAAAACATTGTTTCTTTCCTCCCATTAAAAAAAGTAAGCCTTGGTTGGGGTGAGAGAATTTTTTACCCATCATACCGATTTTTTGTGAAGATGGATCGGTAAGGGTAACAACTTCGAAAATGTGATTATTTATTGATATATCCATAAACATAAATACAAAATAACTTCAAATGTATTCAGGAGTCATAATAAAGTATAAAGATAAATGTTTACTATGTAAACGTAGTGAGAAGTATACCCACCCGAATCAGTGGTTTATTCCAGCGGGGCAAATAGAAGCTGGAGAAACTCCGAGAGAAACTGCAATAAGAGAGTTATATGAGGAAACCAATCTTCAATTCACCGAAGAAGATCTGAATTTTGTTGGAACTATCCCAACTAAGGACGATGAAGGTGGGTTATCCAATGATTTTATTTATCTGTTTGTTTCTGAGGTAAACCATCCGTTGTTTCCAGATTTAGAAAATGCGATGGATGGAAAAGAACACACCAAGTGTGGATATTTTGATTTCGAGGGTATAAAAAAACTTGGATTGGATTCTAATCTATTAAAAGTTTTGAAAAAATATTTCGACACTAATTGATTTTTTCAAAATCTGTCATATATTTATAAAACTGAATCGAGAGATTCAACACCCCCACAAAAAGTTTCACTACAATTTGATTTTGAAAAAAAGAATTGTTATCTTTGTGAAACATTTGTCCCACAAATGAAAATTCGAGAGAAAAAGAGTTTGTGGGACTTTTTTGTCCGAAGTTCTTCAACTTAAAATATATCGCAGGATAGAGCAGTGGAAGCTCGTCAGGCTCATAACCTGAAGGTCGAAAGTTCGAATCTTTCTCCTGCTACAACGAACTGAATAAATTAAATTCGGTTGTTAAAAAAAAGTTTTACAAAAAATTTGATTGTTAAAAGTAACTTTCTTAGATTTGTGAAACATTCGAAGGAAGAGGTAGTAAGTCCCTCTTAGGGTTGTAAATCCTCTTCCTTTTTTGAGTGAAAATTTGTTCTTTGAAAATATTTTTGGGCGGTCTATAGTCCAATAAAATAAACTGTGAAAGCAGGATAAAGTGACTTGGTTAGGTTGAACTGAGTTGCGGTTTCCTTAGGGGAACTCGAGTAGACAGGCGAGATATCGTTGAACCTTAAGTACCGAGGGTGACACTGTAGGGAAAGTGGTTCGATGACTGAGCGATGTGGGTCGTTTAGTTGAGGTGGGAACACCAATAAGAATAACTCGTAGGATATTTGTGAGAAATACGGTCATCCAACCGTATAATTACGTTATCCAATATAAAAGTTTACTTAAAACCGAAAGGTATGAATTCGTACAGGTGGTGCTGTTGTTTTCCTTATTGAGTGTTTACCAAGACCTCAATCTGAAGTTGACTTGAAATATGGAGGTGGGGACATCTCAGAGAGTAGTTTTGTATTCCGTTGTTCAAAAGATAACGGAGCAGGTGACGGACCGCTACTTTCCAATTCCACAAACCAATACTTAATCACATTATAAGAATTTGATAAAGGAAAAGTGTCCGTCAGTCATAGGAAACAGGTGACTACATAGTCGTGAGATGTTCACGGCCGTAGAGGATCCCAAGTCCGAAACGAGTTCTGAGAAATATCTCTATTCCCGCAAGGAAGAGTTGGTGAGGCATCATCGAAGAGAATTGAGTATCAGGAGAGTATTCTATGACTTCAAGGAGTGGTTAACCTAAACAAACCGTCACTGAGGATTACTATCCAAAAGATAGTGGAAACGAGGGGAAATCATAATCTCTCTAAAGATCCTTAATGAAAGGTGTATTCTCAACCTTATTTTTATTTTCACCCCTACTAAAAAAAAGTAGGGGATTTTTTTTTATTACAGTTGGGATTTATTATATTTGTAAAACAAACGAAGAAGATATGACAACATCATCCCACAACATCAAAATCCAACACGAAAAATTCGGAGTTCTTTTGAACGAGACATTTGTTAACGGAACTCAGTTCAAACTTTTTTTAAAGATGATCCAAGGTTGTATTGAACTGAAAAACGATTTGACGTTTTTCAACGGGACTGATTTTTTCACTCACATCCCTTTCAAACACTTGGTTGATTCTATTATCACCACACACGTGGATAACTATACATTAGCGGAACATTTAATAAATAAATCTAAAATAGAAGCGGAGGTAACAAGATGAATTTCAGTGAAATTTTAAGGTATGCATTTCTTGGATCAGTGGTCTACGGAGCATACAAATTGGGAGAAAAAAATGGTAAGAGTATGAATCAAAATGATGGGTATATTCCTGATTCAAAAAGATATTCTGAAGAAGAATATATCATAGATGAGATTGAAGCTTTGAAGAGAAAACCAAACAAAACCCGAAAAGATAGAGACAATCTTTCTTTACTCGAGATCAAACTTCAACAGTTGTATAAATTCAAATAATTGAGGAATCGTTTCCAAGTTCGTAAAACTTGGTGGTGGAACTGCACAAAACCTGTGTGGCCCTATAAAGGAGGTTTCGACCTCCTTTTTTTATTGAAATAAACGATGTAAATCGAAATATATGCTTCCAAGTTTAACTATGTGGAAGCTACCGCCGAATACCATTTTTGGCTCGTCAGAGTAGTTGAGACAATAAACCTCATCGGCAATTACATCCAAGGGAGCGTGGTCAGAAGTTATAGACAACGTAACAAAGTCGTCTTGAAATTCGTATAATTCTTCATTTGACATGATTGGATTTTTTGTTTCTTGATTAATTTCACAAATATCATTCAAATTTTTATTCCAAGACATTATAAAATATAACTCATAGTCATATTCGTTTTCAGATTGTATTTCTCCATTACCATCACATTTTTCACATAGGACTTCTCCTGGAGAGAACCCCGAATTACTACAATTAGGACAATCTGTTTCACCCTCACCGTCGCATTGAGGACAAGTTATTACTTCATCTTCCTCATCATCATCTTCAATTTCACCTTCACCATCGCAAGTTGTGCATGTTACCCTTCCTCCATAACAAACGTCGCAATCAACTACTCCTGAGCCTCCACAATCAGAACAAGTGTAAATATGAATTTCATTTTGAGAAATTAAAAGTTGAGAAAATCCAACATTGAACAACATTTTTTCGCCTAAGGAGAAATCATTTGTTTTCTTCAAGGAATAGATATAAAAAACTAATTTTATGAAGTCTTGAGGTCCGATTTTATTGAAGTAATCGGGCTGATCCTTGGCTATTTCCCTTAGTGAATTAAAAACTTCCGAAACAGTATTAAATTTTCGGATTCGTTTTTGTAAAATATTTGATATTTTTTTTAATTTTTCTTCCATAACTTACGCAGCGTCAAATCCGAAACTCATAGTCATAACATGTCTTTCTTCCAATTCAAATTCTATTGAGGCTATAACAGGGGGATCACTAACTATTCCTTTGTCATTTTTAATTAATTTGAAATCTTTTGTTATCACATACATATTGAGATAATCGGTTATCATCTTTGTGATTTCAATCAATTGGGATGAGAATTCTAGTGGGGTAGAATCCCAAGGCCAAAGATAATCGCACTCTATGAAAATCGTGTAACCATCTAATAAGTCTGGCGATCCATGAAAATCAAGATTTAGATCAATAATATCAAATTGATCCTTACTAGCCATTTTTACTAAATAATTCAATTTTTGAGTTAAAATTTTCAAGGATTTCTGATGGTCCATAATCTTTATTTTTCTTCGGAAAAAATTTATATTATCAATATAAATAGCAAGATATGTCATTTCAAGTCATTGTAACCGAAAAAGAAATTTTAGATACCCCAAATTATTTCGAATTGGGTAAATTGATCAACAACAAATATTGGCAAGCAAAAAGGGACTCTGAAGGACCCCAAATTGATGATGAACACTTTGGTCTAACCATTGATGAAAATGGTCTGGTGACCTCCATAAATCGTCCTGATGACCATGAGGATTGTGTTCTGTGTGGGAAAAAAACACCATACTTAAAATCAACAAACATTAATTTTAGGCATGGATATGTTGAAGGAGCGGGACAGTTGTGTTCGGATTGTTCTGAAAAATAATTGAAAAAAATTTCAATTAGGGTTTTGTATACTCACCATACATGGTTATATTTGTATTCACAAAAACACTCTGACATATGACAGCTACTGAAGATCTCCAAAAAATCATTGACTACAAAGGTTCGAATAGTTTTGTTAACAACATCGCATCAAAACTTCAAATGTATGGATCTCTAACAGACAAACAAAGAGAAACAGCCCTAAATCAGATCAGAAAAGAGGAGGACCAAGAGAAGGTCAAAAGAATGAACTGGCCTACCATCGGACAAACGATCAAAGTTGGTAGAAAAGTTGGGGAAGGACTCAAGAAAAAATACGGTTTGAAGTTTAATCCCGTGTTACTTGACATCACTTCTCTGAGAGCGGTTTCTTCTAAAGCGGTCCTTTTCACAGGAAAAATGACCATCAAAAGAGGGAATGTTTGCACTTGTTGTTTGAGAACTTTGACTGATGAGTTTTCGATGTTGACTGGAATGGGAAAGATTTGTGCTGGTCATCTTGGTGTTACATATATCACAGACGCTTCTGAAGTTACTCGATTCCGAGAAGAATATCTTCAAAGAGTAGAAGAAATTGGGGAAATGGAATTTTGGGTTCCAAGAAACCAAATCGTAAAGTGGGACGGATCCACAAGTCGAATTTTGAGATATATGTAATCAAAAACCCCCAACAATGTTGGGGGTTTTTATTTTTTTATAAATTGATGATATATATGTAAAAAATTACATATAATATTGATGGAAAAATTCGATCCTTATCATCAACATCTATTAGTAAAATGTTGGGCAACTAATCCTCC